AAACCAAACCGTCAGCATACCGGTGAAGCCAGTAAATCCTTTGAAACTGAGGATGTTTGTACTAATCGATTATCCAATTGACGCCTGCCATATTGGCGGAAAAACATTATACATTATGCTCATTTTGTGTAAAGGGCTGCGTATTTTCATGAACGGAGATCACCCAATAACATCCAATTCGGGGAAAACCTTACTGCGACTGGATGAGCAAGGTACAGAATGGCTTAATCCACGACAGCTACAGGCCAGCAGTACTCCGAAATACCTCGGTCCGGGCTCATTATCCCGAAAGTTGTATGCCCGGTGTGAGGGGCACTCTTATCTTCAAAAAAACTCACCGAAGTATCGCAAAGACAAACGATCTCGGGGAAGGCAGGCACCTCCACCTAAAATGGCACATGACAACAGATCCTCAGCAAAAGAACCCTGGCTAATCTTCAGCAATATCAATGATATTACGCCTCGTTCTATTATGAAACTGTACAGCAGAAGAATGCAGATTGAACAGAATTTTAGCTACCCCAGACCGCTATCGACGCATGTGCCAGGCGCCGTGTTAAAAAGTCTCGTTTTACTAAATTAAATTTATTAGAGCAATTATACTTAAAAAATCAATTAGAACAATAGCGGTTATGGGATGATTTTGAACTCACGCAGTTTTGCCACAGCTTTGTCAAACTCGGCCATACCATCAACCATCGCTTCAACAGCTTTCGTTACTTTGGTATGTGCAAGAAGAACTTCGCGACGAACAGGTTCAAGCTGCTTCTGAAACACATCCTTCGCCGTTATGGTTCGTTCTGTTTCTTCAGCCTGGCGCAGAAGTTCTTCTGCTTTTTTGCGTAGTTCAAGCGGAGAGAGATTTTGTTTCGTTACAATCACTTCTTTGTCCTTGTCTTTAATATCTGACGATAATTGAATGGGGGCTGTCTTAATCTGTGCTGGCAGGCGGTCGGTACATTCTTTACATCTGAAGGACTTGTTCTTGTGTCCATAAAATTCGCCAGCAGGCTTTTCTTTCAGGCATTCAGCGCATGTATAGAGCGGTTCGGTTGTGTCATCACCATTTCTTTCTTCAATATGCTCAGTTAAATAACGTTTATGGCGTAACCAAATGCTCTCCCGACCGGACTTACCCGAACGAATGACCACCAGTTGGTTATAATGCTCGATCACCTCAAGCAACTGCTTACGCGCCTTCTTGTTGAGAAACGTGTACGCTTCAACCTTCAGCAGATCATTCACATCAACGCCATTCGGATGTTTGCTCACAAACGCTTTTACGCGATCCAGCGCTAAAGCCAGGTGAGGAGGTGTAGTTCTGGCCATTAAGCTAATACTCCTATGATGTCAGTAACAGTTTCTCGCGTATCCCTGGCGCAAGATATAGAGCGTCGCGCCCGTAACGGCCTTACATCAAACCCCATACAGGTATACAACTCACGAATCGCCGGGGCTCCACTATTCGTAATAACCACGCTGGCACCGCGCTGGTGGGCGGCTTTCAGTGACTGCGCAAGACGTACCTGATCGTCAAAGCGGAAGCTTTGTCCACTGTAATTCGTGAACCCGGATTTGCCCGGCATCGGCTCATACGGAGGATCACAGAAAACCACATCCCCCTCGCCCGCCAGCGCCACAGTGTCATTGCAGTCGGCAACGGCGAAAGTACAGCGGCTCGCCACGGCAGCAAAAGCCTCCAGCTCGGCCAGTGGGAAATAAGGTTGTCGATACTTCCCAAACCCCACGTTGAACTCGCCCTGGAGGTTGTAACGCATAAGGCCGTTGTAACAATGACGATTGAGATAAATAAACGCGGCGGCGCGCTCTAATTGCGTCATTTCTCGCTTATTAAAACGCGCTTTGATTTTGGCAAAGTAGTCTGAATAATTGCCTTCACGAAACATCATGGCGGCCTTGTCGATGGTAGCCAGCGGCTCACGCTGCATAACCTGATAAGTAAGGATCAGATCGTCACAAGCGTCACTAGCAATCACCTCACTAAATCCGGCGTTCAAGAAAACAGAACCACCACCAGCAAAAGGTTCGATCAGGCGGCGGCCGCTAGGCAGATGCGCCAGCACATCGTCAATCACTCTATATTTGCCACCTGCCCACTTCAGAAACGGTTTTGTGCGCGCAGCCGGCGCAGCGTTTTTTGACAGACCATTGAGGAGGCGTCTTCCAATCCAGCGCATCACTGGAACGGCCATTGAATTACCGAGGGCTTTATAGCGCGGTCCATCAGCAGCCAGCCGGTGCGCCTCTTCTTCTGGCATGTCAGGAAAATGCACGCGTAGATATGCAAGCTCATCAGCGATCAGCTTATTGCACTTATTCACAGGGATTAGCGTATGGAAATCAGGGAATCCCTGAAGACGCTCAAGCGGCGTCAGGCGACGTACGGACATTCCGTTGATAATCGCTGGATAGCCTTGGCCGAGGTTTCCGCCTTCCGCAGAAAGTGGATCGGATACCAGATCATCACCACCCTGAAGACATATCTCTCCACGATTGTTTTCAGCAAAAGCCTGCACAACACACGGTGCCGAATCCCCTCTTCCCGTACTTCCTGATTGGGCATTTAGTGTATGGCAAATGTCACCCATATCACCGCGTCCATTACGGGCAATCCGTGGCTGAAAGCCATAGGCAATCGCAGTAGGATTGCGGGACTGTATCGTCGGTGATACACCCTCAGCCGACGCATATTGCGTACTGCTCATGTGCGCAGGAAAGGCTAATACGGCGAGATATTCATGGCTTTCCTGTTCACGGGCACGCAAAGTACCTGGCCCTTCGCTCCAGAATCCGGCACCAGTGCTACTGAAAACAATTGGCGCTTCATGGTTGCAGGTCAATGTAGGGGCAGAATCATCAGTTTTAATTTCCGCGCCACCTTGCCCGTGGGCCATGACCGCTACAGGGATAAAATGTCCGGCGGCAGCACCTTCTGGCCGACCACCCGCGCCCCCCGTGAATGAGTGGGCAGCGAGCGCGCCTACTACTTGAAGATGTCCTGCTTGTCCTTGGTTGTCGTCTGCACCACATGTTCCAACGCCATTTGCAGTAAGGGCGGCAACCGTCTGCCACGTTTTTTTGCTCGGTGGAGTATTCCGACGCACGCCTTCGAACTCAAAAAGTATCGTTTCGGGATCGAACCCTTCTCCAGCACTTCCGACAACGAAGACGCGGTGGCGTCGTTGTGGAACACCGAAGTATTCGGCATCAAGGACTCGCCAGGCCAGTTTGCGCTGTCGTCCAACAACACAACCAGACTGTGGCCACTTTGGATAATGCTTGCGGGCTTTTTTGTCCCAGCGCCAGAACGTGCTGTTTTTTCCTCGTTCAGGTTGTGGACCAGGTTTGAACGGTTCATCTTCTCCAGCCAGCCCGGCAAGGAAGCACCCAAAGGCATTGTCTTTACTGGAGAGGACGCCGGGGACGTTTTCCCAGCAGAATATGACTGGTGGGAGTCCTTGTCTGATACGGCTATAGTCGATTGCATTTACTAATTCCACATATGCGAGTGTCAATTGACCGCGCTTATCAGCAAGGCCTTTTCTCAGCCCGGCGATAGAGAATGCTTGGCATGGAGTTCCGCCCACCAGCAGGTCAGGCGCGGCTACTTCATTAGCGGCGATAGAAGCCGCTATTTTGGTCATATCCCCCAGATTAGGTACTTCAGGCCAACGTTCGGCCAGAACGGCACAGGGGAAAGGCTCAATTTCGGAGAACCATGCGGGGCGCATACCCAGCGGCTCCCAGGCGATGCTGGCCGCCTCTATGCCGGAACATACCGAGCCGTAAGAGAGGTTATTCATTAACGCTTAGCCTCACCGCCAAGCCCGGCTACCAGCGCATCAACAAGGCAGGACAGTTCACTGGTTAAGAGCAAGAAATCAGCATCAAGACGCTGCGCTACATCCTCACGATCAATGTCGTCATTCTGGTCGATAAGTTCGTCGGCAAATTTCAGGTTGGAAAGACCAAAATTGTCGTCCAGGGTAAAGCGGATACGGTCCTGCCAGTTCAGGGACAATTTTGTTACCAGCTTGCCAGCTTCCAGATGAGTGGAGATCTCATCACTCACTAAATCCTGTTTTTTCAGGCGAGCAATACCGCCATCTTCCAGTAGCGCTTTCAATTCTGCGGAATCCCCCATGACAAAACCCTGCGGAGCATTGCCGCTACGAACCCATTCTGTCATTGTCAGCTCTATGGGGTTTTCAGTGGTCAGTGGTACAACCGGTAATGACCCCAGGGATTTACGCATGAGTGCCAGCATATCTTCCGCCTGGCGCGGGCCAGCGTTGATGTATATGCGCTTAGTGGAACCGTCGTAAATGGCCTGGGTAGTAGTAAATTTGGAGAATGCTCTCGGCAGTAGCGAGTGCAGCACTTCGTCTTTCAGGGCGTCTTTTTCAGTTTTTTTCAACTTACGGGCCTGCTCTTGCTCCAGTTTTTCTACTTTTCGGGCAAGATCTCGCTGGATAACAGGTGCCGGGAGAATTTTCGTCTCACGTTTAGCCTCAACAAGGATGAAGCCATTACCGTGCATTGCGGCGACGTCCGAATGCTCACCAAACGGAGAAACAAAACCAAATTTAGCCATGTCCTGGCTACCGCACGGCGTAAACAGGATCTGTTTCGATTTATCTTCCAGTTCGATAAGGTTTTCGATGTCGCGAAACAGTGAATAAACAGTGAGTTTCTTCCATTGCTTAAACATGCATTAGTCCTTGAATTGAGCTAACCGAGAGATTTTCACGATAGAAAACGGTCAGGCTGGAGCAGCCGCGAGTTCTGGCATAGGAGCTTGGCCCCAGCTCGTTGTTCCAGATGTAGGGTTTTTTGTCAGTTCGCCGGAGCATGAAAACATCCTCACCCGGGGAATCAGCCTTGCTGGCGATCAGGCAAAAGCCTTCTTTGACCATGACGGCCTGAAGGTTGTCGAGTTCGCCGCTTGTAACCCGGCGATCGAACTCTTTTCGACTAATCAGCTTCATTTGCTTCCTTACGTCACGTTCTAAAGGTGAGCAGATGGTAACGCAATTTTAGCCTAAAAAACATAATTTATTAGAACAATTTTAATTGGTGTTCGTTAACGTAAACCACTAATGACAAGACCTACAATTTTTAAACCATAACAAAAAGGTGATTTGAATGTCCGCGATAGCTACAAAAAACAGTATCTGTTCAGGCCACGGAGGGTTTCCATCACGCCCGCCCGTGGAAAGTGAATCATTGTTGAAAATTAACGGTATAGATGTGCTGGTGGATGCAAATCAGTATGCGCAGCACAGCGATGGAAACAGCACGCACGGCGGGCAGGCCATGTCCACCCGCCCGTGGTTCACAGTAAATGGCAAAGCTGTGGTCTGTGTGGGAGATCCTGTCTCATGTGGGTCTACCGTCGCAGCCGGTGACGCATTAGTACAAATCAGTTAAGGGGATACTATGCTGGAGAAGGATTACCAGTTAGCGGCATACAAAAATCTGGTGGCCGCCGGCGGACTGAAAACACCAGATGCGATCGCGACATCAACCAACTGCGCAGCGGAAGCGAAAAATTTATCTGACCAGTTGGCGGGGCTTGTGCTGGAAACAGTGACTTATCCCGACACGATCGCCAGCAACGTTATTACGATCACTGGTACAGCCGATACCATGAATTCCACCAGCCAGATGGCAAAAGAGCATGCAGATTTGCTGGCTGCTAATGCGGATCTTTCGGTGCTGTTACAGCTTAACATTGGTTGGGATGTCTACTGCCGGGCAAATACGCTGGAAGCCTCCGAACTACCGATTTCTGTCGCCATCGGCGATAACGTAACCCCTAAAACCTTACTGGACAGTATCAATGCCCTTGATATTGATGCTGTCGTAACTGCCATGACCGAAATAAATCAGGTACTGAATACGGGCGCAGGAGGCGATACAGGCAGCGGAGCGACACAACCAACCCCTTCCCTAACCCGTGACCAGATCGATGCGCTGGTAGCCGCCTGCGAAAGCCTGATGGCTTCTGTAAGTAATCTTGCTGCTCCACGCGATGCACTGAAGGCATTGTTCGATAAAGCCGGGCGGAGTGTCAGCACCAGTATGCAGGCGTATAGCAATGCCATAAATACTGCGCTGGCGGAGGCATCTGCAAATAACACAAGTACAACAAGCGCGGCCGTAGCCCTGGTGCCGAAGAGTGTGATGGATGAGCTGAAAAAATACCGGACTGACATATGACTTGTCAGAAAATGGATCGTCAGGAGGTGTTATGTCGATATTTTCCACGCTGAAAAAGGCGCTGTCGTTGAAAGAAAAACTGGTGGTCGGTGCTGGTGTTGCGCAGGTTATCGGAATTGTGATTGCTGGCGTGGTATGGGAGCACCGTCAACTGATACAGGCCACTGAAAATTTAGGTCGTCTGGATCAGGTTATACGCGAACGAGACGCAACTATCCGGATTCAGAATGCGGCGATTAACGCGCTAAACGACGCACAGAAGGCTTTTCAGGTTCAGGAGGCAAAAGACGATGAAGAATGGGCGAAATACGCTGATAAGCAGGAGGAACGGAAAGAAGAGGTCCGTAAACAACTGCATGCGGCAGGTACTGCTCGCCAGCGTATTCCTGCTGACACTCAACGGCTGCTCAGGCAATCAATCAGTGAATTTAACGCCGACGCCGGCAGAGGTTAAGCATCCGATGCCGAAGGACGCTTTTATGTGCCGTATGCCGGAGTTTCGTAGTGAGTATTTTGATGATCTGCCAGCGTACATCCTGAATACGGAAACTATGCTGTCATCCATCAACCGTAAAAACCGTAATGTGAACAACTACAATCGCGCTATTGGCGGTATTTAAATGGAATTTTTATGACTGATATTGAGATCGAAAAAGAAATTCAGGCCAAAGGTAAGTCAGCGCCGCGTCTGACGCCCGATCATATTGAATCGGTTATTGTTAGTGAACACTACTTCACCGCAGGTGACGGTTACGCTGGCGCAGCAGCGTTGAATGCTCAGGAAGGAGAGCTAATTGTTCCGCCGGAGCCACTGGATCTGCTCACTATCTGCGTCCTCATTCTTCGAAATGGTTTCACAGTTACTGGCGAAAGCGCGTGTGTTAGCCCTAAGAACTTTGATGCGGAGATCGGGCGTAAAGCGGCGCGTCAGAAGGCTATCGATAAAATCTGGATGCTCGAAGGTTATTTGCTTAAAGAGAAGTTGGCGCAGTAACTGGTAATCCTGGTGCTCCAAAACCGATCCTCAGTGGCCGGTTTTTATTTTATCCACAGCGTAGATCCAAAAAATAAGATCCATACAAGATCCCTATGTAGATCTATAAAGATCCCTGACGCTCGCAAGCCGCGCACGACAAGGGCTAGTGGCTGATCGCAATCTACTGTGTGCTACAAAAAGGCTACTGTATTCTACCAAAAGGCTATTGCGTGCTACCAAAAGGCTATTGTATGCTACATCCACAGACTACTATATGCTACCGCGACAGCCGGTTATGCACACTTTGAGACTTAGATAAAATGTCTAATAAAATCAATGAGTCATTCCTTGAAATAAAAGAAGTTCAGAAGAGTACGGGCGAAGAGATCACACTCGTATCCACAAGCGAATCCAGCGTTCAGGTTGTGCCGTTAATGCGCTTAGGCGTTTTCGTCCCAACGTTAAAAAGCACCGATAAAGCCAAAGAGACGCGGACTGTTGTTAATGCCTCCAAAGACTTAAACCAGCTGTCGATTTACCGCGCCGAAGGGTTTGATAATGTAGTGATTAAAGGCCCACGGCTTGATATGGACACCGATTTTAAGACCTGGATTGGCATAATTTCAGTGCTGACGGATCGCGCCTTCCCTATGGGTTCCGACGGGAAAATCACTTTACCTTTCAGCGAGTTTGCCAAGCGTTGTGGATTCCCACGCGCACGCATGAAGGCCGAGCTGCGGCAGAAGCTGAAAGACTCCATCGTCAATATTATGTCTACTGTAGTTGAGTTTTCCCGTGACGCCGGGAAGCCAACAGAGAAAACCCATTTCGTACAGTTAATGGGTGAATCCACAATTGATATTGCAAAAGACATTGTGGTTTTGACCCCCAGCATGTCCCTGCGCGACCTTTACGCCAGCGAGTACCGCGTTCTCCTGAAGCTCAAAGCACTGAAGGAGCTGGCCCGCAAAGAGTCCGCACAGGCATTATACCTCTATCTCGAAGCCCTACCCGCTGACCCCTTCCCTGTGAAAATGGAGCGCCTGCGCGAGCGCCTGAACCTTACTTCTCGCCCCGCTTTGCAGAACCAGGTCATCCGTAAGGCTATGAAACAGCTGGAGGATATCGGCTACCTGAAGTATCAGGAACTTAAAAACGGTCGGGACATCGCTTTCAAAATCATCGAGCGCAACCCTAAACTGAAATAATCTACTGGATGCTACCCACCTGCCGCCAAAGTCGGCAAAAGTCTACTGCGTGATAACCAAAGGCGCTTAAAGACTACTGTAAGCTACTTCTTGCTGCTTGAAGGCGCGCCGCGAGTGGAATCGCACGCCTGATGTAGCACGTAGTAGCCTTTTGAAGGCCGATTACGGCATGGCATAGCATGCAGTAGACTATTCCAGGAGCAGTTCGCGAGATAGGTAGCTCTCAGTAGACTCAATTTGCCAGCAAAGACAATGAACCAGACAAACGATCTCTATTTGTATATTCCTTTTATGCCTGATATACGCCAGTATCAAACGTGCAATAAATCACGCTCATATCAAAAAAAGTTGCACGTAGCAGAAACGCACGTACAATTCTCTCATGCGAAACGATAAGGAGATGATGATGAAACGCGATTACGGCGGTGTAGGCACCATTGCACTTCGTGCGAGCGCCCTGCTGAAGTCCATGAGCCAGGACATTGAGGAGCAGCGCAAAGAGTTCAACCTGACAGAGTATTACCAGACGTTCACCCGTAACGCCGTGGCCAAGCTGCCGAAGCTGAGCCGCCGCATTGTGGAGCAGGCCATCAAAGAGATGGAAGACGGCGGGTATGAGTTCAACAAGAAGCAGGTAGGTAATGTTGAGCAGTACGCGCTGACCATCCAGAACGTCATTGATATTTACGCCCACCGCAAGATTCCAAAATATCGCGACATCCACAAATCGCCTTACGTTATTTTTGTTGTAAACCTGAAAGGCGGCGTCTCCAAAACCGTTAGTACGGTAACGCTGGCCCATGCGCTACGCGTGCATCAGGATTTACTGCGTCACGATCTGCGTATACTGGTTATCGACCTTGACCCACAGGCCTCCAGCACGATGTTCCTGGACCACACTCACAGCATTGGTTCCATTCTGGAAACCGCCGCGCAGGCTATGCTGAACGACTTGGACGCGGAGACGCTACGCAAAGAAGTGATCCGTCCGACCATCATCCCAGGCGTAGACGTTATCCCTGCCTCTATCGATGACGGCTTTGTTGCCAGCCAGTGGGAAGACCTGGTGAAAGAACATCTGCCGGGTATGAAGCCGTCCGAAGTGCTGCGCAAGAAAATCATTGAGCGCGTCGCTGATGACTACGACTTTATTTTCATCGACACCGGCCCACACCTGGACCCGTTCCTGCTCAACGGCCTTGCGGCCAGTGACTTGCTGCTGACCCCTACCCCACCAGCACAGGTAGACTTCCACTCAACGCTGAAATACCTCACTCGCCTGCCGGAAATGCTGGAGCAGTTGGAGGAGGAAGGCGTAGAGCCGCGCCTGAGCGCCAGCATCGGCTTTATGTCAAAGATGACCGGCAAACGCGATCACGAGACGTCGCACAGCCTCGCGCGCGAAGTTTACGCCAGCAATATTCTGGACTCCTCCCTGCCCCGCCTGGATGGATTTGAGCGCTGCGGCGAGTCTTTCGACACCATCATCAGCGCCAACCCGCAATCGTATCCTGGCAGCGCCGAAGCGCTTAAAAAGGCGCGTAACGAGGCCGAGCGTTTCACAAAGGCCGTATTTGACCGAATTGAGTTTGTCAGGGGCGAGGCAGCATGAAAAAAATAGTTTCCCGTGGACGCGTGCTGGGCAAAGGCAGCTCCGAGTTTGCCCGCATGCTGGAGGGCGGCGAAGGAACCAAAACCTTCACCCTCAAATCAGGCCGCCAAGCAACGTTTGTGCTTACTGTTATCCTGAGCGGTGAGATAGAGTCGCGCACGTTTGTTGACCCGGCAGTTAACGGGCGCGATCAGTCGCTGCTCACTCCTGAGTCAGTGAGCGATATTTCTCGTACCATTAAATTGCAGCAGTTCTTCCCGGCTATCGGCCGTATGGTAGGGAACCGCATCGAAGTCCTGGATGGTTCGCGCCGGCGCGCATCCTGTATCTTTAATGAAGCGAAGTTCGAGATACTGGTGACGAAAGATGAGATCAGCTTGGAGGATGCCCGCCAGCTGGCCATTGATATCCAGACCGCCCGCGAACACACATTGCGCGAGCTGGGTAAGCGCTTCGAGGTGATGTACGACAAAGGCATGACCAAAGAAGAGATCGCGCGCGCTGAGAATATCTCTCCTGCAAAAGTGACGCGCGCGTTCCAGGCGGCGGCGGTGCCGGACGAAATGATAGCTGTCTTCCCTGTTGCCAGCGATCTCTCTCTGGCTGATTACCAGCTGCTGCTCCAGATTGCCGAAGACGCCAACACTAAAAGTGTTCCGGTTCAAGAACTGGTGGATACGGTGCGCCAGCGAATTGTAGAGACTGAGGGCGCGAAAGAGGATAAAGCGAAGATACTGGCCATCTTCAAAGCCGAAAGCAAAAGCCTAAAGCCCGCGCCGGTTAAATCCGTGGCGGTAGAGAAGCTGCGAGAGTTCTCTGACCGCCGCCAGTACGCACGGAAGAAGACCGATTCGAAAAAACGGGTAGTGGCCTATGAGTTCTCCCGTCTCCCGTCTGAAGTGCAAACTGAAATCGACGAAGCAATAAAAAAAATCATTAATAAGATGCCCGCAGGGGGATAATCCTGCTGGTGGGAGGTGGCTTTTAGCCCCTCCCCTGCCCAAAATGTCCCGCGTCAATTTCACGCCTAACTTAATGAATATTCTATTTTTTTAGAAAAAATTTCAGACTGAAATTCCCACGTTTTCACACCTATTTTCACCCGCCTCCCTCCCCCTCGCAAAATTAAAAAAAATGCTTGTCGCGAGAAAGTCAACAAGTGACTTGCAATAAAATCCGTCCTGAAAAGAGTTCCGCTGCGGTGCCCTGTTTGAAAGGACAAAATTTTGAACAATATGCATGACTATCAGGCACGTCTGGCCGACATTGCAAAACGCTCCAAAGCTGTTTTGAGTTGGACAAGTGCCGCACAGTTTAAAGACGGCGCATTCATTGCTGATGATACCGCCCGTGCCGCCAGCATTTTTGAAGCGGCGACTAAAGACCCGATCTTTGAAGGCGTCAACGAAAGCATTACCGGACAGATTGCTACGGCATGGGCCAGCGCGCTGGCAGATTATTCTGCGAAGTATAAAACCCTGCCACGTCCTGAAGTGCTGGCATCCTGCCACCAGACACTGGAAAACTGTCTGCTGGAGTCCGCCCGTAAAGACATGGACAACACCAACAAGGCAATGCTGGAATCTGTCTCTAAAGACATGATGAGTATTTCCGATGGGGTTATGCGTCTTCCGTTGTTCCTGGCAATGATTCTGCCGTCACAGCTCGGCGCCGCTACTTCTGATGCGTGTACCTATATCCCGGTAACTCGCGATCAGTCTGATATCTATGAAATCATCAACGTTGCAGGTTCCTCTTTTGGTTCCTACGCGGCTGGTGACCCGCTCGATATGCAATCTGTTGGTGTTTATAGCCAGTTACGTCGTCGCTATGTGCTGGTGGCCAGCGCCGATGGTTCCGCTAAAACATTTACCTTCAAAATGGCAGACCATGAAGGCCAGGAAGTTCCGATTCGTAAAGGCCGCACCAACATCTACGTGAACCGTATCAAGTCTTCTGTAGATAATGGTTCTGGTACGCTGTTACATACCTTTGTTAATAACGCGGGCAAACAGATTACCGTAACCTGCTCCCTTAACTACAACTCCGGACAGATCAATCTGTCGTTTTCTGAAGCCCCGGATGCTGGTACTGAAATCGCTATCGAAGCCGAAATTAATATCGAAGCGGCACCGAAACTTATTCCACTCATTAACCATGAGATGGCGAAATATACCCTGTTCCCAAGCCAGTATGTTATTGCCGCAGAACATACCGTTCAGGCAGCGTATGAAGCGCAGCGTGAATTTGGTATCGACATGGGCTCACTGCAATTCCGTACCCTGAAAGATTACCTGGCGCACGAACAGGATATGCTGCGTCTGCGCATTATGGTATGGCGCACTCTCCATAAAGAGCACTTCGATATCGCTCTTCCTCAGACCCAGACTTTCGATGTATGGGCAACTATCATCAAGGGTAAATTCCAGACGGTGTATCGCAACATCATTGAGCGAGTTAAGTCGTCCGGTTCTCAGGGGATGTTTGCGGGCGCTGATGCAGCATCCTTCTTCAAACAGTTGCCGCCTTCTTACTTCCAGCCTGCGGAAGATTATACCCAGACTCCGTATGTCCATTTTATTGGCACGTTATTCGGTAACGTGAAGGTATTTGAGGTTCCGGTTGGTGTCTGTGAAAACCTCTCTACCGAAGGGATGGAGTTCAACTCTATGGACGTTCTGTGTTACGTGCGTGATGAAAATCCGGGTAAAGCAGGATTCGTAACGGGCGATGCTGTCCCGGCAGTCCCATTCCAGCATCCGACCAGCACCGCGCTGGTTAACCGCACCACGCTGTGGGGTTCTGCTGTTAACGATATGCACCCACGTAACGGAGCTGAATACTTCACCAAAGTCTCTCTGACTATGGCGAAAGATGGCGGTATTAACTTCCTGACCGGTGAAACTATCGACGCTGGTAAGTCTGCGTAATTCACATGGCCGCTTAATTGAGCGCCCTTTCGGGGGCGCAAAACAGGGAAAGTTATGTCTCAATATTCTATTCAACAGACGCTGGGTAATGCCTCCGCTGTCGCGGTAAGCCCGATTAACGCTGATGCCACTCTTACTGCCGGAATTACTCTGAACTCCAGCTTGTGGGCGGGCGTTGGCGTATTTAATCGCGGTAAGCCATTTACCGTTCTGACCATTAACAAATCCAATTTGCTCGACGTTCTCGGTGAACCATTAAAACCGTCTGCCGGCCCGCAATTTGAACCGTTGCGCCACGTTTATGAGGCGGTGGAGCAAACGTCTGGTTATGTTGTGCGTGTGGTTCCGGATGATGCCAAATTTCCGGTTATCACCTTTGATGAAAAAATGACGCCAGCTTATAACGCGTTGCCGTTCGGTTCGGAAGTTGAACTGGATAGTGGCGAGTTATTCGGTATTTATGTTGACGATGGCGACCCGTGCGTGTCACCGACCCGCGAGCTGTCTTTCTCACTTACTGAACCGGACGGTGCCGGTAATCAGCGTTTCATTCTGAAGCTCACGCAAACCAGTTCTCTCGGCGTTGTTAATACGCTGGAAACACATACCGTTTCGCTTGCTGAAGAAGCGAAGGACGATATGGGGCGCCTTTGCTATCTTCCTACCGCCCTGGAAGCTCGTTCACGCTACCTGCGCGCGGTTGTGAATAATGAACTGGCCGGTTCTGTTACGCTGAAGGAAAAGAAAGACCTTAAAGACCTCCGTTTTACGGGCGGGACCAATGGCGATCAGTCCAAAATTACCACTCAGGCATATTTGCGGGCAGTTAAGGCGCTGGATAACGCCCCTGTGATGTATACCGCCGTTCTGGGGCTGGGATGTTATGACAACGCCGCAATTACCGCTCTCGGTGATATTTGTTCAGATCGCCTGATTGACGGTTTCTTTGATGTCAAACCGACGCTTACTTATGCAGAAGCTTTAAAAGCTGTTGAAGATACCGGTCTGCTGGGCGCTGATCACGTCAGTTGTTGTGTCTATCATTTCCCGTTCACCTGCAAGGACAAATGGACGCAATCTCGCATCGCTTTCGGTCTGTCAGGCGCTGCTTATGCGGCCAAAGCTCGCGGGGTTAAGAAAAATGCGGATGTCGGCGGCTGGCATTATTCACCGGCAGGTGAAGAGCGTGCCGTAATCTCGCGTGCGTCCATTCAGCCGCTATATCCGGAAGATGCACCGGATGAAGAAAAAATGGTTACTGGCCGTTTGAACAAAGTGGCTGTAAGCACAACTGGCCAGATGATTATTGATGATGCACTGACGTGCTGTACGCAGAATAACTATCTCCGTTTTCAGCATGTACCGTCTTTGATGAATGCTATCAGTCGCTTCTTCGTACAGTTGGCTCGTCAGTTGAAACATAACCCTGATGGCATCACTGAAAAAGGTCTGCAAAAAGGCATGACGAAGCTACTGGAGCGCTTTGTCGCTGCCGGCGCGTTAGTAACGCCTCGCGATCCTGATTCTGATGGCACTGAACCGTATGTTTTAAAAGTGACGCAGGCCGACTTTGATGAATGGCAAATAGAATGGGCTTGTTGCCCGACTGGCGTGGCTCGCCGTATCCAGGGTGTGCCGGTACTTATTAAGTAAGGAAAATATTTATGAGTAAAAATTACTTTGAATCTGGCAAATTCCTGGGAAATGGCCTTGCCCGATTTGCAATGAGTCAAGATCCAGTTCAGTTACTGGAGTCTGCTCGTACGAGCACTGAACCGGAAACTACCCCGGCACCAGAACCTAATCCAGCTCCTGCGGCTGCTCCTGTTCAGGAACCGGCGCCGACGCCAGCACCTGCTACCCCTGATCCGCTGCTTGAAGGCCGTGGCGCAAACATGACGATTGAACAGGTTCATCAGTTAATTCTGGAAGCAGCAAATCGTAGCGCTGCGCAGAATGCATTGAGCAATGCCGCCGAAGCTGTGTTTGCATGGGCAGATGGCGGCGATCACTCATACGATGCGCTTGACGGCTTTGTTCAGGCCATTGCCGGTATTTCTGACGATGATGATGACGTCACTGATGAACAGGAGGATGCTTATAATGATGCCTGGGGCGATGTTGCGAACTTCCTGGCCGCTTGTGGTGTAAGTGATGATCTGATTGAGGCCCTGGCTGATGATGAAGATGATGATGCCGCTGACACTGTGGGTTCGGCAGTGTCCTCTCTTGACGATGAAGATCGTGACGAACTGGAAGCCGCGTTCGTTGTGGCGGGTTCTGCTGATGACATGCTGACTGAAGCGTTTAAGAAGGTCGTTCGTAACGGTGAGATTAAGCTCATCAAAAAACGTCTTCGTAAGAAACGGTTAACCGCAGCTCAAAAATCAGCGTTGAAGAAAGCGCGCCGTAAAGCGCATACCGGCGCCGCCAAACTGGCACGTAAAAAGTCCATGAAGTTACGCCGTAAGCGTCTTGGCTAAGAAGGAGGGGCCGGGTTTCCCCGGCCTTATTGACAGATGGCTATTGAATATTACGGGGCGATTTATCCGCAGGATGGCGTTTCGAAGTACCTGAAAGTGTCGCTGACAAATAGCTCGTACTCTGTTACTGGCTATATCAGTCAAGGGGCGGCCATGAACATAGCTCAAAGTTGGGAAGCTCCATTTTCAGGCATGAATATGGGTTCAATTTCCGGGGTTATTGGTAATGCAGGACAGGTTGCCACAGGACTTACATCTGTTGCTCGATGGAATTCAATAATGGTGTGGGAAGGTGGAACGCCACCAACCATAACATTGCCGTTAACTTTTCTTGCTCAGTACAATCCGTTTATCGAGGTTTCCGGCGCTATTGCTGCATTAAGTGCAATGATTAGTCCTCAGTTAAAAGATGTAAACAAGCCACTTAAGCCGGAAGGACGCATTCCTGAAAAAGTAATATTGAATATAGGGCGTCGGATAAATTTAGTAGACATTATTATTCAGGATTTGAGCTTTGATTTAGATGCTCCGCGCGACAGTTCTGGGTTATTTCTTCGTAATACAGTTAATCTTCAGTTAAGTGGGGCCAGCGTTTATAACAGTTCAGATTTTACAGGTTCATTCCAATAGAGGGATCTAAATGGGACACAGCAACACAAAAGGGAACAAAAAATTCCTGAAGGGGCGCTACACCGCACACGTAGCGAAAGGGGAACGACTGGTTTCAGCCGAATTCCAGTTAACATTTCGTGGTCATGAGCATTTGAGCGTTCTTGTGCGAACAGCTCAGATCCCGGAAATGACTCGCGAGGATGTTGAAGACTACGGCCCAAATGGTATTAAATTTAACCAACATGGTCCGATTCGTAATTCTGGTGAATTGCAGGTTCAGTGTGTAGAAACGATTGAAGGGGATATCCTGAAATTCATCAAGGAACGTATAGCTGCGAAGGATTACGTCGATATTGAGATGGCGGCCACACCGGAATCGAAAGCTACCAGTGTCGATGTTCCTACAAATCCGCTCACGACTATCGAAATGCTGGATTGTAAAATCTACAGTGATGCTATCGATATGAGTACAGAAGACGTTACCGCTGCGGTTCGTCCGCCTTTACGTATCGTTTATAACTGGATCGATTGGGATTAACCATTGCGTTTATAATGATTGCCGTTAAAAACGACAGGCATAGGGAATGCCCTTGCTAGCTGGCTCCATGCAACTAGCGAGGGCTTTTTCTATCTGACAACTTACCTGATCTGCTGTAAATCCCCATCTTCGATGGGGGCGAGGCTGTCAATGCTCATCGCAGATATCATCATCAATGTTAACCCCCATGTCAGCAACCAACTCACGACCGCGCGACATATCAAATGGCAGCACATTCTGCGGAAATTCATTGATATCATTAGATATAAAACCCAGAAATGTAATCGCATTGTTTCTCGCTCTAATGCGATTACATTTTTCCGCGTCTAAGACATCTTCTTTATGCAATTCCTTCGAAAATACAAAGAGGTCTTTCATCAGAATGCCTCCTGGATACCTCCACCAACGAAGGATGGGACGTATCAGGTAAAATATTAATGGCTGGACTTACTAAGAGTTAACTGCAACCCGGCAACGGCGGCAAGTTGTGCGAGCGTTGTAATTGTCGGGTTTCCGTTCACGGACAAAGCGCGATAAATACTCTGTCTGGCCAGTCCAGATTTTCTGGCTGCTTCAGTGATTCCACCCCGCGCCTCAATAACCTGGCGTAGGGCGACAAGAAAGCCTCCTAAACCACCTGGCTCATTAATTTCTTCTAGGGCATTAGCAAGATAAGCATCTGCATATTCAGGGTCAGCGCGAAGTTCCTCAATCATAGCAGCGTTATGATCAACTGCTGCTGGGTAATCAGCTTTTTTCGTTGCTGTCATTTTTTGACCTCTTCTTAAAATCTTGCAGGTAGCTAACGGCCTTATTCAAATCGGCTGTTTGTGTTTTTTTATTCCCGCCAATGAGCAGAAGTATTATCTCACCATCTTCGATTGAGTAATAAACTCTGTAACCTGGACCATAATCAACACGAAGTTCCCAGACGCCATCTCTTTCGAACTTATGGTCTCCAAAGTTACCGCCCATAGCGCGAGAAATTCTGGAATCCACTTTTAACGCAGCGGTCTGATCTTTACGCCTTAATTTTTTCATCCAGTCGGTGTATGGAACCTCACCGTTTTCTGTCTGGTATCGTTTTGCTGTGTAAGGCATCTCGCCGCTCTCATTTCCTTAACTTGCTCACATTGTCTCTTATAAGTGACAATGTGTCAATAAGTTTTGTCTCTTTTAAGTGACGGATTGAATTAGCCCGGCGAAGCCGCCGGGCGGGGGGAGGGGATTAAGTCCGCGCGACAGGTTTCAATATGCCCGCATCAAGCAACTTCCTGGTTAGCCACTGCTGCCCTTTTCCTGTTATATGGGTTGTTAGTGCTATCCGGTAGTTATCGTCGTTGTCGATGACGACCTCACGAACCGTGAAGAACCCCTGTTCGATAAAATTTTGCTTCGGTACATTGCGGCGTGACCCGGACGCGCACAATATTCCATGATCTCTTAACCAGGTGAAAAGAAAGTTTTGCCCCAGGCCTACAACTTTGGCGTAATTCCCGATCAGTATACCTCCGGCATTGGCTACACGGTCGGCGAAGTCAACTTTTGGCGCGGCGGTCTGTAGCTGCTCTTCGAGTTGCTGCTTTTGTTCTGCCAGTTCGGCGGCCAGACGTAACGCTTCGGGTAGCGATTGTGGAATTGCCGGGACAGGGGAGGGGGATTGTGCCTGCTGTAGTGCTTCCAGTTTATCTATGAGCGATCGGCGCACAGCCTTTGATTCGCGCGCGGCGACACGTAGAGCTTGTTTGTAGGACATGGTAACAATATCAATATTTGCACCATTTTTGCGACCTACGAAATTTTCGTAGGTCTCTCCTTCAAGTTCATCCTTAATGCGGGCTATGAAATCATTATTGCGAACAGGGTTCTCACCAAATAGTTTACGAGCCTCGTTAACCATCTTTAGCAACTGCTGACTATCAATACCGTCTTGAGGTATCTCAGATGCTATCGGTGCCGGCGGTAGCAAATCTATCTGTGAATGCATTTTTGCCTCCTTTCGTTTCTCCGCTGCCACCTCCGCATAAGGGATGCGGCCCTGCTGGACCAAATATTCACGCACATCAGTTAAGAGAATGCGCTTTAAAGCATTTTTGTCTTTACGGATATAAAGGCGTTTTGTAACCATCAGATAGTTGACGACAACGCTGGGAATTTCTTTCGTTGCTATGCAACTGGTGTGTTGCTCAATAGCTTCGATCATTTCTTCACGGGTAATGAGGGAGGTTTTCATCACTGCCCCCCTTGCCAGCCAATAATCTGGGCATTCCAGCAGTTAAAGTATTGATGTGCTTCAGTTGAAAATCGGGCAGAGAAAATACAAGGGGCGTCCGGAAGCTGTGAACGAGCTTCTGCTTCAGTCGAAGCTATGACGAGGTGATAGTTATGTTTTTGGCAGGAATAGAAGCGCCAGATAAACTCCGGGCGTGAGTAGGGATTGGCATTAACCATAGTTACGGCCTCATGTACAGATTTAACAACCTGCTCCCCGCTGTCAAACAGGGTGGCAGGACGTGACAGGGTTGACAGACTGGCGTACATGAAACCAGCAGGCCGAGGCCTCCCCATCACGCCCCACCATAATTTGGGCGTAACGTGGTTTACTACGGACATAAAAATACCGCATTACGGAGTTAGCGGTTGTCCGCATGTACATTCAGGCTGTCAAACCTGGTCGCAGGATTTACTACAACGCGGAGAATATAAGCCTGAACAATTTAAAAATCAACAGCAGCCAGTAAATGTATCACCCACTTTTAAGAAACACAAATTTATTAGAGCAATTTGTGTTAAGTTATAAAGACTTATGCTTGCTGGTGTGGCGTTTTTACATTAGAGCAATATGGATGGATACCCAGTATTTTTTTACAGTTCATGGGGTTATTATTCATCAGATGAATACCTAAAAGGGCTTACATAATGAAAAAATTAGCACTAGCTTTGTGCTTTGTGGCAGGGACTGCTAATGCAGCATCGAGTCTCAAGCAAATTTGTACCGACTACACAAAATATCTTGGTCATGTGTATGGCTTCGCTGTGAGCGAAGATGAGTCCATGCGTAAACTTCTTCTGGCCGATATGAAGCGGTTAAATCTCTCCGAAGCTATGGTCCCAAAGGAAATGTATAAAGCCACAACGGACGATGCTGCGAAGATGTATTATTCTATGTTTCTTAACCCTGACCTGAATGAAACTAATAAAGGTGCTTTTGCTCAAATGGTTTCATATTGCGAAGCTGGGCCGGACGTGATGATTCCAAGCTGGCCCGTTTTAGTTGCAAATGGTAAGGTTCGGAAAGAAGACGCTGGCTCCTCTTTCATGGAAACAATAAATAGCGATAAATTCAAAAATGCTCCAGGGATGAGACATCAACCATCAAGAAATACCCCTGAATTTAAATCTTGTGTAGCCCAAAAACTTGCAGAGGAAAAACGTGCTAACCCAAGCGTATCTCAAAGTGCGCTTGAGGTGGCCGCTGAAGCTCAATGTCTTAATGGAAATAGTTCTGTAAATACATCATCTACCTCGACAGGCGCTCAGTCATTAAAAATTAAGCGCTGCACTTATGATAAATTTTATGCTATGAAAAAAGATAGTCCAAATGTACCAGAAGCTAATTTAATGGCTACAGCAAAAAGTCTTTGTGAAGATGGGTATTAATTTTTATAGGTGTTGAAATGAAGAATAAATATATATTTTTTATTATTTCTATGCTTTTTTGCTCATCTGCCGTGGCTAATGTAAGCAAATGGTCTACAGGAGAAGAAAAAGGTATTCGAGTCTACTCGGTAGATAGCAATAATAAATTTACACTTCGGTTTAGTTGTGATGTTGGATTCAATAATACATCATCTGATTCGGTAGGCACTCGAATGATCGAACTTTCTCAGGGGTTCCCTGGTGGTAAATCATATAGTGATGCGAACGGGATTATGCTAAAGGTCGGAGAAGATGAATATCCTATGGGGCTGATAGGCTCATCTGTAGGCGATAGCTGGTGGTATGCTTTTTGGAGTGACATTCCTGATTCGCTATCTAAAACGGTCGATGCTTATGTTGATGGTAAAAAAGTTGCATCATTTACTTTGCGTAAAGCTGCTGAACTGTACAAGTCAGCACCAGAAGATGGCTGCTTGAAGCGCGCTAAATAACCTATCCACATATGACAACTCGTAAAATCGGTTGAAGATCCGATTTTACGAGGTTGGCATGACTCCACAACAATTACTCGAAAGCGTTAAAAAGCGTTTCGTACCACTATTGGCAGATGAGCCAGCGTTGCTGGAAACGTTGTTACGCCAGGCGCTAGGGACATATCAGGACCGCGCCGGGCATATCAAACGCCTGCGCATTACTGATACCCGTATCGCCAGCATTACTCCCCCAAATGACTTTTTAGCTTTAGTTTCGGTAACAGATCACACTGGCGATCTTGTGTATTCAGACGTCTACGATGGTCTGATTGAGTTGGACGGGCTATCGAATGCGGTTTATCCATTAACTATTTCCTATCTGGTAAATCTGCGAGAGATAGATCTGGAAGAAGGGGAGGTGCCAGCAGATATTGTCGGGCTGGTGCAGGACTATCTCGAAGCGTTGATCGCCATTCCCAATACCGACCGACTGCGCCGTGTATCTATCGCTGGCAAACTCGATATGAACAACCTGGCCGATGAAAATACTCTTCACCAGCGCAAGCTGGACCTGGAAGCGCAGATGAGCGCAACGAGAGCGATTATTCCCGGCTACGTACTGTTCTCATCCTGGATGAAGTGAGGCAAGTATGCTTGCAAGCGTATCGTCTTACCTGTCTTCAGCAGTAACCACAGCACTATTTGGTTCTGGAATCGGTGATCGGGAAGTCGGAAAACTGACCGCCACCATAATGAACAAAATGCTATTCGCACAGGGGTGGCAATTTTCCGTTGAGGTTGACGGGCTGGTGGGTGCCGACTTTTTCGCGAAAGACATCACGTATCACGATTATAGCGTGGAGTATGAGCCCACTAAAATTGGTGGCGGCACAATTCAGCAACCTGTAGGGCGGGAGCCGGGGCAAATAACGATGATGGTCCGCGATACCGTTGACGGAATTGTTATGGACTGGTTTAAGGAAGCCAAGAACAGGGTAGTTAACAAAGATGGCACAGGCAATCTGCCAGCGAACTATCTACTTAATATCCGGATATACCGGCTGCTCGCTGCGGGCATAACGAAGCTGGATAACGAGATGACTGTTTTCCCGGTGACTGTCGGCGATGTGACATTAGCGCGCGATCAGGTAACAGAATTCAAATCGTTTCCCATGACGTTTGCGCTCCATAGCACCTTCAATCAATCATCAGGGTCTTTGGCGTCACTGCTGGGATACAGTTTTTCACTTTAATAGGTGGCAAGGATGCTTTTACCAGATTTCCCATTACCATCGCGTCCATCAGAGGTTGTCCAGTTCCGACAACCAAATATTGCGGATGCGATGCGTTTTAACAAAATTTCTCCTTCAGAAGAAGAGCAGCAGACATCTGCATATCTTAGAGCTCTTCTGGTGACGCCAGAAAAGCACGATGTCAGCAAATGGACAGCACAGGATCGTCGAACCGCGTTGTGGTGGATATATACCGGTTCGCACGATACACCCGTCGAGACATTTGCTTATACATGCCGCCATTGTGGTCAGCAACACTATTACGATTGCAATATGAACGATCTGGCCGGTGATATTCAGGTTCTCGATGTTCCTCCGTATATCGACAATGTAGAGATCAGCGTGGAGGGCGTCCCGCATCAGTGGCGCATTGTTCCATTGGATGGCTGGGCTATGGAAATGCTGGAACTGCGCCGCGCTGCATTACCGCCGGAAGACGCCCCCGAATATGAGGATGAGCTTATCGATCTTCGTTTATGGGAGTTCGCTTATCAGTGCGAGATATACCATGACGTTGCCGGGACGCGGGATGAACAAGCGGAACGTCGCTTCGAAATAATTAAGCGTATGGCTATTGATACGGAATTCATGAAGCTGGCCGCTGAAATTCGTATGGCCCAGGAGACGTTAGATCATGGGCTGCCATGCCATATAGATAAAGGGCAGGCGCTCTTACACCTGCCAGCGCATAAATGCCCGAACGATGAAAACAAGGAGCCCACAAACGGTTTATCTACCCGTTTGTGGGTCCAGTTTCGGCCTACATACTTTATCCCACAGGTGGGCCTTGAGCGACTATCAGACATTAGTATCCAGCCTGGTTTTGTATGGGGGTATGCCGGTTCAGGACGCGGAAAAACTAACTGAACCGTTTGCGTTTTTCCTGATGGAAAAACTGAAAGAAAAACTCAAACCGAAGCGATAAATCATGGAAAGAAAAAACGCCGGGATTGGCGATGTAATTAAAGCGGTAGATGTGGCCAGCGCGAAGGAGCTACAAGAACTGGCCCGCATCCGTAAGTCGGTAGATAGCTTAAAAGGGCATTTCGTGGTTCAGGATGAGAAAACCCCCAGAACCGTAGCCGCAAGAGAAAAAAACGCTAAAGAGTCAGTTAGCGAAACCGTCTCTCCTGAAAAAGAAGCTGCCAATGAGATCGTGGCAGCAATGAAAAAACTTAATCTGGGTGGTGCGCCACGCGATGAATCTCCGGCTGCGGCGAGTAAACCAGATAACTCCGGGATAACAACTCCAGTAGGTGAGCGCCGGCAGCAGTCACAAAAAAATAACTTAACACCTGCACAGATGACTGATGCAGCGAACCAGGCCAGGAAGGTTTTTAGCCGGGCGGCTGGTGGCGGTGAGAACAAATCAAAGGCAGTCACTCGCGATGCGCGGGGGCGATTTAGCGGAAGCAAGGCCGCCAGCGACGAGGTTAAGGCCAAGCATATCGAGAAAGCGCGGCATTTTAATGAGGAAAAAGAGCAGGAGGAACGAGAGTCCTTTCTGAAAAAGCTCACTAAAGCGGCTGGCGAACTCGAAAACCCATCTGAAACCCGTGCTGTTGATGCCGTGGGCTACGCCGTGGGCGGCCCATTATGGGCCATTGGCAAAGAGCTGGGCGGTATTACTAAAGAGGTAGGTGGAACCGTCAACAATGCCAGAAAATCAATGGCAGAAGTTTTTAAAGGTGATGACGACGGAAAGCGCCGGGGTTTTTTTGGCAGACGTAAATCACAAAATAGTGCCGATGTGGTCCAGCTTAACACCCAGAAGCGAACTGTTCAGGAGTTAGAAGATCAGACCGATGCGATAAAAGAGGGCGATCAGAAAATTATTGATCGCCTGGATAAAATCGAAGGCAACACAGGTAAGAAGGGCGGGGGGATATTCTCAAAGCTTTTCAATATGTTTGGTAAAGGCGGGAAAGGAGTGGTGACATTACTTGGCGGCCTGTTGGGTGGGCGCCTGCTGGGTAAAATCATTGGCGGGAAATTAGGTGGTCGTGCGGTAGGTAAGGTCGGCGCTATGGCGCTGGGCGGGCTTGGGCTGAAGAAAATGGCCCGCTCTTTGTTTGGTGGTGGGGCCGGTTCCGGCGCTGCGCTTGCTGAAGGCGGTGGCGCGCTGGCTGCTAAAGGTGTCGGTCGTTTAGGATTAAAAGCGCTTGGCAAAGGTATGCTTCGTGCTATTCCTATCGTAGGAACTATTGCTGGTGGCATTTATGATGGTGTCACTGGATGGAACAGTGCCGATGCTCAGCGAAAAGCATTTGGCCTTTCTGATGGTGAAGATCCGACGACACAGCAAAAAACAGCGTATACGCTGGCAAATATTCTGGATATGGGCGGATTAATTTCCGGTCTTTCCGGAGCCATCGGCAGCGCTTTAAAATCAATGGGCTTCGACGCTATCGGTGATATGTTGCAGTCCTTTTCAACCGATAGTATCGCCCAGGCAATTGATGGCAGTCTGACAAGTGTCGGGAATTATATTTCAGGCCTCGGCGACACTATTACATCAACATTTGACAATTATACTGCGAAAGTAGGAGAAACAGTTTCAGGATGGTTCGGCACTATTAAAACCGAACTCACTAATAAATTAGACTCAGTTGTTAAATTTTTTACGGTTGAGAACTTAAAAAAAGTATTTGAAGGTGCAATTAACAGCATCATTGACTTTATCAAACATCCTGTTGATCACATTACTAATGGTGCAAAACAGGCTTATAAAAAAGTCGAAGAAAAAGTAAGTGGGCTTTGGGATGCTGCCGGAGATGCAGTCGCAGATTTAAAAAACGGAACTATTAAGGCTTTTGAAAGCGCTGGTGAAGCTATTCAAGGGGGGCGCAAGGCTATCGTTCGCGGCACGGAAACCCTACTGACGAAAGCAGTTGATACAGCTAAAGCCGCACCACAAAAGGCCGGGGAAGCAATCAAGTCTGTTATTGATTCTGATGTAGTTGAAACGGCTAAATCTGGAGCTAGATATCTTGAAGATACTGTTGGTGAAGGGGCAGTCGCTGCTGCAAATACTGCGAGATTAGCAGGTGGTAATATTACTGGTTCTGATAGAAGCGATGTTCAGAAGGCCGCAGACACCTATAATGATGGGAAATTGAATGTCAAAGAGAGTAATCCAGATGCTTTAGGTGCAAAAAAACCTGAAGAGAATGGAACCATTATTTAAATCACTTGAAAAACAGTACAATTTGCCTGAAGGTGCTTTGTATTCTATTGCGGCAACAGAATCAAAAGGACATGCTGATGCGGCATCCCCCACGGGGGCACGGGGAATGTTTCAATTTACGGGCATAGCTCGCGAAGAAGTTGGAATGTCTGACAGTGATGCCTGGGACCCAGAAAAGTCAGCGGTAGGCGCTGCAAAATTACTTAGCAAATATCTAAAACAAGCGAATGGCGACTGGAATGAAGCTGTTACTGCATATAATGCAGGTTTTGGCACGATTAATAAATGGAAGAAGGGAGAGAGAGAATTAACCAAAGAAAATAAAGAATATGCTATTAAAGTTAATACTCATCGCGCTCGTTATTTAGGTGGAGAGACCTACACTCCAGGGGCGGGGTCTAATGCATCCAATATCCCATCAACAAATGTTACGGCTGGTACACAAATTGATGAAGGGACCGGGTTAGCCTTTACGCCCGGAGAAAACCCATTCGAGAAAGGTGGTCTGATCGATAAAATCGGCGAGAAGCTTGGCGTTAATGATATGGCCGATAAGTTTCTTAGCGCCCCTGGAATGCGACATCAAGTAGTACAGGGCACTCTCGCCGAACGCGCTTATGGAAGGGGTACGACGACTACAATGGGGAATGTAGACCCTAAAAACATCCCTATGCCAGCATCTATCGCAGATATCCAACAACCAACCGCTCGTATTCCTATGGATGGACGCACTATCAGCGATCTTGGTGGTTCAGGTGCTAAACCGACAATGCAGTTAGCTGATAATACCGTCACATTGGATAGTGAAACAAAACGGATTTTCGCACGGATGACGGCGATTTTGGACAGGATCGAAGGGCATACGAAGGACGCGGCCAAGAATCAGGGAGCGACTATCAAGGTCAGCACTCCGCAACCTGGCGTTACGAAGACTGTTCCTTTATCAATCGACGATCCGCTGATGAATGAATACGCGAGGGTAGATTGATGGCGAATTACAACGAAATAGACCCGTTGCTGGCGCTGGAGTTGTCCGGCGTAAAGACTTATTCCTCCCAGGAAGAGGCTTGGGCAGCTCGACTGTACGAGTGGTTCAATACCTTGCAGGGAGAGGTATATGGCGATCCATCATGGGGAAACATTTTGCCGCAGTTCAAACATGAGCCCACAAACTTGTCACATATACAGGTCGCTATTGAGGCGCGTCTTCTGGCTAAGCTGGCCGTAGATCTGCCAGACGTGCCGGTAAGAGGTTTATCAGTAAAAGAAGGGGAGGCTATGGACATGCTGAAAATTTCTATCCAGATCCATAGCACGGTAATCACACAGGAAGTGAGAATTTAAATGAGTAAATCAACTCCCACTAAGGCCAGCGTGCAAGCAGAGTTTGAGGCGTTGGTAGAAAACGACTCTTTCTGGTCCCGGTTCGTTGGTTCGCAGTTTGTATCGATGTTGGTGCTTTTTATCACGCAACTGGTCTATCGCTGCTACCAGTATGCAGATGCTGCGCTGGCGGAAGGTTTTATTTCAACTGCGACCCGGCGTTCATCAATTTTGGCCGCCGCCGAGACGAACGGTTATGTTGGTTCTAAACCGTCCCCTTCCACTGGCCCTGTGGAGATCTCTATAACGGGCACTGGCGCGCCGTTGAGCATTCCACAATACACCCCGTTTATTTCAGATGATCAATATCCATACCTGACAATGAGCGAGTGTAAATTTGGCGCAAATGGTAAAGCGCAGGTGGACGTAGCCCAGATGGAAATCCAGGAGGTAACGTACACCGTTACGGCAGCGAAGCCTTTTCTGGAGTTGGTACTGTCAAAAGCGCTGACGGCTGTTTGTTATAAGTTGGAGGTTTTTGTTAACACGGACGGCGCTACAACGCAGTGGCAGCAAAGCATAATGTTCCGGCTGGCAAACAGTACCAGTCAGGTCTACGTAGAGTTTTATAAGCCGTCCGAACAACTTGGCGTTCGTTTTGGGGATGGGCTTATAGGCAAAATCCCCCCGGAGGGATCTACAATCACGCTGCGTGTCTGGTGTACTAATGGTGATGTTACATTGGTTGCCGGGCAAACATTGACGCCAGTTGATGAGGCGGCTGATCTGGCTGGTTCAATTTCCGTAAAAACTTTGGCGCCGATTACTAATGGCACCAATGCTGAAACCACCGAGATCACCCGTAACCGTGCTCAATATTATCTCGCCTATGATAACCAGGTAGTATGGGGTGGGGATTACTCCTATTTCCTGATCCGCAATATTCCCGGAATGACCTGGGTTACTGCATGGGGGGAAGGGGAGCAAGAGAAACTCGATGGCGCTTATAACGTAAAAAACATCAACAATATTTTCATTTCAGGCTGGCACCCTAAAAAGACCCAGGATGAGCTAAAGCAAATGGTCCTGGCCGCTTTCGCTAAGGTTCCAAACGAGCTAAATAAAAAATTCACTTATACGCCGGTTCGCGAGCTGCCGTTCCGGATCGATTTAACCGGTACGATATCACCCAGCCAGACAACTGCAACGGTATTGAGTGAATTACGTAAGGAGCTGGAAACACGTTTCGGAAAGGATTCGGGCTATTTCGATCCGGAAAGTGTTGGTAAATACATTCTTATTAAAAAGAAAGATTTATGGGCGTTTATAGAACATCTTAAATTTTTCCATGACTTCAGCCTTGAGTTTGTCGATTGGCATGAGTCAAACGGCTTCTTCGATTTTGTCTATCTCGATGTGGAAAACTCCACTTTTGATATTGATTACGAGGACACGGGCGAATAATGGAAAAGTCATGGTTCAGTAAGCGGCTAACGTCGGCAAAGCAAAAATCTGTTTTGTATTCGTCGCTGGCCGAAATCGTCCAGGCGTTAGTCAGTTCGTCCGTAGAACCCTGGCTGCGCCGGATTACAAACCGGAAGTCGATTTTTTCGATGGGTGAGGATGATCTGGCCATACGGACAAATGAGCTGGGCCAGTTCTTTACTATTCGCACAGAGAACTCGTCATCCATTCCAATGCTGCTACAGCAACGTTTAGACGAGATCCACTTTAAAGGCACTGACCGGCCAATCAACCAGACGATTTACCGTGAGTTTGACGGTATTCAAGTTACGTGGGAGCCATTATATGCACCTGCTGACCTGGAAAAGTACCCTTACGGGACCGTTCTGATTACGCAAAACAGCTTGCAAAGCACAGGCGGTATTTACGGTGAGATGTTCCTGACGTCACGGGGCATGATAAGCGTCTCGATTAATGAATTGACAGAAAAAATGGCCGGGGATGATGTGGTTGAGTCCGGCGGCTTAGATCAGGCCGCGATCACCGAAGCTGTTCTCACTAAATTTAATCAGTTTGTGCGCCCACTGCTTCCTAAGCACATAGTTTTCGATGGCCTTTCGATATATCTGTCTGTAATTGTCTATGAACGCCCGGAGAACCTGATACTTTTCAGCGTTTCCGATACGGACAAAGCATTCTTCTGGCATGAAGCTGCTGACGAAATTATCTCTATCGACAACATTACAAAATTGCCTCCAGTTAACGTTACGCCGGGCCAGGTGAGAGACGTTACATCCATAACGTTTGATCGTGAGAAAGCCGATGGTGGCATTCTGGACGTCACCGAGAAGGGGTTATTCGACGACCGGATCGATGTATGGGCTATGCGGTTGGAGAACAGCGAAGAAATGACGCTGGGAGGTGTTACAAGTGGCGGCCTGATTATTCAAATGACGGAGAATAACGACACCTGGAAATGCTCGCTGTATGTAGAGCACATGTTTACGCCCGCCGGCGGACAGATTTCCCCTGATTGGGAAGAAAGAACGCTCCTTTTTGACGATACAGGCCTTGATAGAGAGTTGCTGGATATATCAAATACAAAGGATAGTTGACAACGGACTTTCCATAGAATCAGTCAGAAGACCTGCTGTCTGATTTTATGGAGCCCTAAATGACAACGACTGTCTCCGATAAGCTCTACAAGAGCCAACTACTTGATTATTACTACCAGCGGCGAGCTGAATCCTCTATCAATATTGGTGAACGCTTTCTCATTAGCAAAGCTGTATTCGGTACAAGCGCGCTGGTAACAAAAAACGATGGAGGTGATTACGACATTGCTGATTTACCGACTGTGTTCTCAATGTCTGATATGACCAGTCAATTCTGTACGATCCCCCTGGAACCGACCTATTCCGATGGCGTGATTACGATTCGCATGGATCTCGACCAGAAGCAGTTAACGGATGGAACCAGCTACCCGTTCAACACCCTGGCGATTCTGGATAACTTAAATAACCCGATCGCAATCATGTGTGTACAGGAAGATTCGTTATACGTAGGGAAGACGTATACGGCTGTTATGGGTATCAATACAACCATTGCATAAGGATTTGCAACGATGAGCGGAGATTCTGTTGTTATCTCTTCTGTAGCCTATCCCGACCCGCGTAAGCTGGCGCTGGTAGCGGATATGCAGTACCACGAACCGTACACATCTGCGGCTTTAAACCGTAAGCTGCGCGGCATACTTCGTGAAGGCTTTTATACCGGCTTCATACCACGCCCTGGTGGAGGGCTGAATTTACTGGTTACATCTGTTGATTCAGAACAAAAAACAGGTTCAGCGTCGATAAATATTGGTGATGATTACCAAATTACAGTTCGTCAGCAAAAAGACGTTATTTTAAAGCTATCGGCGGGAACAAAATTTGCCATTATCCTGAAGGCTGTATATACGCTTGGTTCAGACACCTATCAGGTTAACAGTAAGTCATCTATCAAGGCGACGGAAATATACGCAAAGACATTCACTGACAGTTATGAGTTAGGCGACGGTGAGTTGTTAATTTGTACGGTTAATATCCCTGCCGGCGCAAAAGAAATCACTATTGATATGATCGATAGCACAGCGAAAAAAGTTGCAGCTATTGGTATTGAACTCAGTAATGATTTTAATAGCGATGAAGAAAAAAAAGCTGCGACGCCGAAAGCCGTAAAAGACGGTATTGCCGATCATGAACAAAAAGCGGACCCACATTCGCAGTATGCGATGAAGGAAAGCCCTGTTCTGACTGGAATACCCGAAGCACCTACGGCTTCTGCTGGTTCAAACACCAATCAGATCGCCAATACCGCATTTGTACAAGCTGTTATCCTGGGGTTAATTGGTGGATCGCCAGAAACACTAAGCACACTGAAAAAAATAGCGGACGCAATCAATAACGATCCGAATTTCAGTACAACTATCAGTAATGAGCTGGCGTTGAAAGCTCCATTAGATAGCCCATTGCTCACAGGTGCGCCTTCGGCACCAACCGCTCCGGAAGATACCAACAATACACAAATTGCCACAACTGCCTTTGTCCGTCGGGCAATTTCCGCGTTAGTAGGATCTGCCCCAGAAACACTGGACACCATCAACGAGATCGCTACAGCGTTAGGCAATGACCCTAACTTTGCCACAACGATGTTAAACGCTCTTGGTGGAAAGCAGCCGCTGGACAATACGCTGACGAATTTAAGCGGAAAAGATGTCGCTGGCCTTCTCGCATACC